TTGATAAAAATCCCAAAGATACAATCCATATAAAATATACAACATTAGAAGATGTTAAAAATACTATTGCGCATTTAGAAAATTTATATAAACATAAAAAATATACGCATAAAAGAATATGGCAAGTAGCAATGATTATGAGAGTGCGTCTAAAAGTATTACAAAATAAAAAACCTCTTCAATATAAATTGGCAAATAAATATTTTAAGTTTTTAAGTGCTAGAACAAAATTAAATGAGCAAACTAGATATAAAAGTCTATTTAGTTATTAATAATTTATAAAAAAATTATTAATAGTATTTTTATAAATTTGTTCTTAGTGATTGCGGCGACGACGATTTGTTTTGCCGCGCTTGCGATTTGTTTTACGGCGTCTACCACCTGAAAGATTAACTTGTGCTATTGAACCAATGCGAGTTTCTTCTAACTGCATACTATTATATAACTCTGTTATTTGCTCATGTAAATTTCTGCGTGCTTCTACCAATTTCTCCATAGTATTGCTTTTTTCTAATAATGAATTAACATTGGAACGAATAGCCAATAAAGTTTTATTAAAGTCATTTAATTTGTTTTTTGTTTCTCTTAAATGTTGTATGTATTCATCAGTATCGCTTTTACTTGTAGTTGGTTCTTCTTTCGTAATTGTAACAGGTTTTTCAGTTGTTTTATTTCCATTTCCAAATAGCGCACTAAACATTATTATTATATAATAATATTAAAACTTTTATAAAAGTTTAAGTTTATAAAAGTTTTACTAAATAAAAAATATTATTTTTTTAATTTTTAAAGGAAGTTTATTTTGGTGATGAAAATATAGACGCAAATTAATATTAATCAAAATCCAACAATTTATTAAAATCCCCCTCGTAAACGCAAAACAAGATGAAGTGTGCTTTCTTTTTGAATATTATAATCGCTTAATGTTCGCCCATCTTCAAGTTGCTTTCCAGCAAAAATTAGTCGCTGTTGTTCCGGAGGAATACCTTCCTTATCTTGAATTTTAGATTTAATGTTGTCAATAGAATCAGATGGTTCTACTTCTAAAGTAATAGTTTTTCCTGTAAGTGTTTTTACGAAAATTTGCATTGTTATATAATATATAGCATTAAGGTTTTGTTTTTATATTTTTTTTATAAATATATATTATTATATTATTATATTATTATATTATTATATTATTATATTATTATATTATTATATTATTATATTATTACTATTAAAAATGGCAACATCTAGTTTTGTTGACAATAGTAACAACATGTTTAATGTATATGTATGTGATTATATATTTATGATGCGCATAAAAGTTTCAAATGGTCCGTTAGAAAATGGTAATACTTATGCCGAATTAGAAGTGTATTATAAATATGATGATTATGATAGTGTAGATAAAGTAATTTATGTGGAACATGGTCAAAATCCAATAAGAAAATATATTGGTTCAGAGGTTATATGGAATCGCGATGTTAATGAAACAATTAAAGTGTTATAATCTCTCAAAATTAATATTTTATTTTTAAATATTTTTATAAAAATTGACACTTTATTTTAAATATTAAAATAACAAATACTAAAAACAATAATTTACTAATAATAGTATTATGAAAGTATTAGTATTTGATACTGAAACTAGTGGATTACCTGAAAAAGAAGCATCTATTTATGATAAATCAAAATGGCCATATATTATTCAACTTAGTTATATTTTATATGATCTCTCCAATAATAGTTCATTAATTACAAATAATTATATTAAGATTGATGAGTCTGTTATTATTACGCAAGAAAGTTACAACATTCATAATATTAGTAGAGAGATTTTGAATGTGCAAGGCATAAATATTGTGCCTGCACTAAAAGAGTTTAATGAATGTTTGAAAAAGTGCGATATAGTTGTAGGGCACAATATTTCATTTGATAAACGACTAATTTTTGTGGAATGTTTTAGACATAATGTCGCGCAATATTTTACACAATTTGTTGATAATAAAAAAATACATAAACCAGAGTTTTGTACTATGAAAAATACGACCGAATTTTGTAAATTAGAGAGATTAAGTAAAACAAATCAAGTTTATAATAAAATGCCAAAATTAAGTGAATTATATGCTTTGTTATTTCCAAATGATCCTTTGCCTCAAGATTTACATAATTCTCTTATTGATGTAGCAATGACTTTGCGATGTTATGTGAAATATGTTTATAATAGCGATGTAAAAGAAAGTAATGAAAATATAAGGAAAATATGTTAGAAATTATATATTGCTATATTATATATATATGCCTTTAAAAAAGAAGCACTTAACAAGAAAAAGAAAAAATGCTAAAGGAAAAGGAGACATAGTTCCTTTTTTACTTAAACAAAAATTAACCACTCTTAGTAATGAAGAAAAAAAAGCAACATTAAAAAATATATTTTCGAATTTACCCAGGCAAGATGTTGAAGATGCTATAATACAAAAAGAATTGACAATAAAAGAATTAGCACAAGAACCAAGACAACTATTTCAAATAACACCATTACCCATTTATAATTATCCATTTCAACAAGAAATACCTAGAGGTTATGAATATAATTATCCATTAGTAAAAGTAATGGGCACTCATACAGAAACAGATCCATTAGTAAAAGTAATGGGCACTCATACAGAAACAGACTTATTAGATAGCATATATACTTTAAAACGAGATGCCGAACTTCAACACTATCCTAAGCACTTTTTACAAACATTATTTGCCAATTTTTTAAAAATTACTAAAAGGCGAAGAACTTATGATAACTATATTTTGTCGCGTATACCTGATTATGAACTACAACAAGTATTAACAACACAAAAATTTTTTATAATAGATTTTGATTTTTTGAGTAATGCTTTAGAGCTAACTGGGCAAAAATTAACAAATCGTGGAAGTTATAGTGGAACTTCTAACTATACTAAAGGCATCGCAAGTGTTAATGCTAGCAAAACAAAAAAATTTAAATCGTATAATGCGTTTATAACTAAAAAACTCAAAAATATTATTTTTGACCCTCTTATAAATGCGTATAAAGCATATTGGGCAATAAAGCACACTACAAAAATAATGATTAATTATTATAGCACTCTTAGTGGGCGACAACCAGATCCGCGCCCTTATCCTAACATTAGACATTTTCCTATTGAACACGACGAACCAAATATGAAAGGAGAATTACAACGCTTTAGAGATGTATGGCATCATACTGAAGTAGGAAAGCAAAAATATAAAAATGAATTATGGGATTTTGCGCATTATAATTATTATCAAGAAGAACCTGAAGATGAACCGCTCAATATTCCTGAAGTAACGAATGTTCATGTATATGACGTATTAACATACTATATTTTAGAATTAAACAGGATGCTTGAATATTTAGCCACTTATAGAATCAGCATTGTGCGCGAACTATTAGATGCCATAAATGATGATTTGTTATATATAGACAATAAAATCAACACTTTATATGGTACATATATAATACGAACTGTTGCTCCACAAAATACCGAACAGGATAGTGATAGACCAGATTTTAGAATTAGCATTCCTAATTTGCCATAAGTAGTAATAGTATAAATATTTTTTCTAGAACTAAAACATTTACGTTTCATATAATATAAATAAAAATTGAATTAAATATATTTATAATTATAAATATAAGTTATAAATATTAATATGAATAATAAAACAAAGAATGATAGCAGTAACTCGAATATTGAAAGTAAAACTAAAGATAAAAATGAACATGAAAATGAAGATACTAAAGAATTAACAATTGTTGAGACATTTGTTGGTGCTGGTGGTGCACATTTAGGATTTAAAAATGCCGGATATAAGTCATTATTAGTGAATGATATTGATAAAGATACAATTAACACTTTATTATTAAATAAAGTAATAAGCAAAGAAAATTATTTAATGTGCCCAATAGAAGACATAACAGAAGAGATTTTATTAAATAAAATTGGTAATAAAAAAGTTGATGTGTTATTTGGCGGAATAGTATGTAAAGGATTTTCTTTAGCAGGAGTTAGAAATCCATTTGACATAAGAAATTATTTATATAAACATCAACTACGTCTTGTTAGTATTTTAAAACCAAAAGTAAGTGTAATTGAAAATGTAACGGCAATTAAAAATATGATATTATATGTTAATTGTGAAGAGACTATTACAACCTTTGACGCTTACACTAAATTAAGTGATTCTAATAAATTATTAAATGGAGAGAAGTCAAGCAAAAGAAAAAATGGCCAAGATTATAGTGAATTAAATTTAATAATAAATAATAATAAAAAAAAAATGGAAGAATTATTGAAAGGGATTGACAATTATAAATATAGCATCTTAGATGATATAAAACAAATATATTCAGAAATGGGATATAGATTTTATGAAAAAATTTTACAAACAGATAAATATGGTGGATATACAAATAGAAAGAGAATAATAATGGTAGCAGTTAGAAATGATATTGAAGAAGAATATATATATCCTCCGGAACAAAATACAAACTATACATTAAATAATGCTTTAAGTTTAATAGACTATAATGGTATAAATAATCCATCTATAGATGAAGATAATAGATCTATGAAACATAATAAAAAAACCATTGATAGATTTAAATTAATACCTGAAGGAAGCAATATTGCTGATGTTATAGATGAACTTCCAGAGGACTTAAAAATAAGTGCTTTTTATTCAAGAGGAAATACGCAAAGATTAGATAGAAATCTTCCTGTTCCTACATTAGTTCCTGGGCATAGTAACTTTCCAATTCATCCTTTTGAACATCGCTCAATTACTATTCGCGAAGCAGCAACTATTACAGGATTTCCACTCGATTATAAATTTTGTGGTTCTCATACATCAAGATGTGTTCAAATAGGAAATGCTGTTCCTGTTAATTTATCTTATGCGATTGCTTTATCTATTAAAAAATTATTAAATAAATAAACTTGTTATTTAAAAATCTTGAATAAATTTTAATAGTTTATTTTTACATTCTGCTAATATTCCGACATCTTTACATATATTCATAAAATTTGTTAAAAGTGTTTCACAAAACCATTCAATTGGTAATTTTTTATTTTTTTTCTCATTTAATAATTTATTAATTATTATGCAATTATTATAATCACTTAATCCGCCTTTCTCTTTGGGGACAAAATGATCTGCGGCTAAACCTCCATTATCTTCAGGTATTCCTGTAATGCAACATTTAAAATTTGACAATATTAATTTTTCTTCAATAATTTTTTTAGTAAAACTATCACTTTTATGTTTATTAGTATTTATTATTTCTTTGCTAATTTTGTCTTTTATGTGTGGAGTATATTTAACATATTTATTCTTTTTATAATGTAATTCACTCCATTCTGAAGGTAATTTATCTTTTCTTAATATTTCAAATGCTCTTGGTGGGTCTCCTAATGGACTTCCTGTTTCTTGTTTATGTCTAGTGCTACAATATTCTTGAACATCTTTAATTCTTACATATTTACACAAATTTAATTTTAAATATTCGAGAGCATATAAATTAGCACCTTTTTTAATTTTACACTTTGTAATAGCATTATCAATTTGTTTCCAATAGATAATTTTATATAACATTTTTATTCTTTTTTCTCTTGAATATTTTTTAATAAAAATTTCTGTTTTTGTTTCCATTTTATATTTTAATAAATAATAATTTTACAAAATATAAATTCAATTTTTAATTATGTAAAATAATATTATAACATTTTTTAAAAAAGTTTATTATAATATTATATTTATAAATATATGTATATTTTATATATATTGTATTATGTCAGCAAGAAAGACTGAAATAAAGTATTTAAAACTACCAGAAAATTATGTAAATAGGGCAAAACCTAGACCCCCAAAAGAACCACATTCTGCATTGCGTCATAGATACAACTATGGATTAATGTATAAAGACATATGGGAACCAGAACTATTTGCTCAAATTTATATTAACAAATATAATATGGAATATGCCGAAGCAGTAGATTTTATTAAAACCATTATGAGACATTTTGTAGAGCAAATAGAAGATGGAACAAGAGACAGAATTATGGAAGAAATTGGAATAGATGGGTTTAAAAGATATTTGCTTGCTGATAATTTTTTTGTAATAGATTATGATTTTTTAATGAATAAATTCAAATTAAATATAGGGGGGTGGTCGCGAGCAAAAGCATTAAAAATTATTGCCCTTATTAATGATGTTTTATTGCCATCTTATAAAGCTCTATGGTGTATTCAAGATACTTTAAATACTATGATAAAAATATTATTATATGCTAGAAGTAGATTAGAAGCTACTAATTTTGAACCAGTAGCATCAGTATTAGATATTATAATAGATGAAAATTTAATAGAAGAAATAGCAAATGGTGATGAATCATTAACATTTAACGAGTTATGGGAAAACGATGAATCTGCTAAACGTATACCAGCAGATATTATTATTACTCCGCTAATGGTAATAGAATATTATGTACATAAATTAAATAAATTAATAACTAAATTACACTATTATAAAATTAGTATAAATGAAACACTTATAAACTCTATAAATCCAGGTTTAATGTCTTTAAATAGTAGTCTAAAACTAATATATAATTATGATCCAAAATGGTTAATAGTTGTTGAAAACACACAAAAAACGCGGTCTTTTACGCCAAAGAAAACAAAAAGAAACTCTAAACGCTCTTTTAAACGCGCAACCAAATCAATATAATGTTCTTTATTTTATTATGAAAATAAAATAAAATAAAATAAAATAAAATAAAACAGTTATTAGTTAACCGCTACACATTAAGCAGTCTTTTTTTTCTTCTTCTTCCATTTCATTAGTATCGCTTTTTTCCTTATCGCCTTTTCTATTAGGTTCAATAGTAAATTGTTGTGCTTGATGTCTTGCTTTTCTACGTAAATAATATATTCCAGTTTTAAGACCTGCCTTCCAACTATAAAAATGCATATTTGTCAATATTTTTGAATCAGGGTCTTCAATCCATAAATTCAAACTTTGCGATTGACAAATAAACGCGCCTCTATCCCTAGACATATTAATAATTTCTTTCATAGGCATTTCCCATACTATTTTGTATTTTTCTTTTAAGTGTGGTGATAAATTTTGAATATGACTAACACTGCCTTTATTGGCAATAATACTATTTTTCAATTCTTCATTCCATAATCCTAATTTTAATAACTCTTCTACTAAATATTTATTTACTAATACAAAATCACCTGCTAAAGTTTTTCTACTATAAATATTACTAGTGATTGGTTCAAAGCATTCATTATTACCTAAAATTTGACTTGTGCTTGCTGTTGGCATAGGGGCAACTAGCAAACTATTACGAATTCCATAAGTCATAATATTTTCTTTTAAAGCAGTCCAATCATAACGACCTGAATTAGGAGTTACATTCCATAAATCAAATTGAAGCTGTCCAAAACTTGCCGGAGAACCCTTAAAAGAACTATATGCTCCACAATATTGTAAGTCAAGATTTACAATTTCGGCCTTAATTGGATTAGCAATTTTTAAAGCCTTGTCAATAACTTTATCATTACTAATTGACGCTAGAATTGAAGCATCGGTAACGTTATAAATATTATATTCTCTACATTCATCTTCGTCTGAAATAAAAGTCCAATTATTTAGTTCATATTGTTCTTTTAAAAATTTCATTACTTCAA